CCCCAGACTTTGATTGTTGACCAGGATCTGCCTTCTTTTTACGTCTAGATGCAGACAATCTTTCTGACTTACTCATAGATGCTCTCTTGGATGATGACACACACTTAGGTGTGCCCTCACCTGGCTTGTCACTCGCACAAGTACCACCTGTGACTACGTTGACCCAACCACCTTTACCATCTTTAGATTTAGATCCAGAAAACCACTTGTGAAGTGATCCTTCTTTTATTTTTGCAAGATCTTTATGAAGTTCTCTATGCTGTGCTTTACTATCACCAGATCTTTTATTTGATTTGGTCATCTTAGTGGTTTTCTTGTAACCACCATCCTTCACATCATACTTTTTCCTATAGAAGTCTTCCTTCATACCCTTGAAAAGAGATGAGATAGCCTTCTGCCTTTTTATCTCACGATAATTTACTGGTGTTTTATCCTTTTTCCCTTTCATCTTCACACCTCTACCCTTTTTAGTATTATATTGTCTAGCCTCTGTGTCATCAGAGTGTCTAACACTACCTTTAGAATCTCTTCTGTTACCAAATGTTCTCTGGTTTCTTTCATTTCTTTTGGCAGCATCATCTTTTCCCCGATCAACCTTTGCTTCCTTCACTAACATACCATCTTTACCTACCTTCGCACCCTTTGGTATAGGCATACATTTCTTTCTATCTGTGCAATAGTATTCACCCTTTCCACATGATCCCTCTTTCATTGCCATCTTGGTAGCAGTAGCATACATTACAGACTTACCTTCCTTACCATATCTCTTGGTAAATCCACCTTTGTCCTTCTTCATGCCCTTTACATAATCTTCCTTCTTCTTTTTTTCTGGAGTAGTCATCTTCCTCTCAATCATCTCACCTTGTGGTGTGTATGACTGTGCCATGGCACCATAATTGACACCAGTAGTTTTCTTCTCTACTTTTTTCTCTACACTCTTTAGGTCTTTAGGTAAACCAAACTTATTTCTATCAGTCTTTACGTATGTGTCACCCTCTTTTATACTCTTCGCCCAGTTTGATACTCTGGCACTTAGTGGTGAGGTATTATAAAGTTTTTTTTTACTTTCTGGAATCATTGGTAACTCAGGTTCAAACTCACAGTTCCAACGACGACGTGCTGCTTTACCACGAGGTCCTGTCCATGACTTAGAACGAGCACAGAATGATTTTCTTCTACCTGCTGCTTTAGATCCAGCCTTTAGTTTTGATGGAGGTGTAGTCACAGCAGTTTTTAAGTTACCACCAGTCCGTCTATTGTACTTGGCGACACCTTTTGCTGTCATACCTGCACCACTCTCAGTACTTCTCTTGTCACCAGATTTCTGAGACATACCCTTCATGTCTTCTGATACGTCTGCTGCTCTGAGTCTTTTTGCTTGACTCTTGTGCATGTCAACTGCCTTGTCTAATTCTTTGGCAATACCCTTCACACTCTCTGGATTTTTATGTCCTTCGTACTGAACCTCTTCTTTCTTTGTTTTCTTTACACAATTAGGGTATCTCTTACCAAACATAGTCTTCATACCCTTCTTCGTATACCCTTTCCAGCATGCTTCGTCTACTTTCTTTTTCTTTTTCTCTGATACCTTATCATCTTCCATCTTCTTCATCTTGGCATCGTTCATTGCCTTCATCTGATCAGAGTTTGCCTCTTTGAAAGCACTTTTACCAGGATTATTAGCACCACCATACTGACCACCAGGATTCTTAGACTTGAATACGTTGGTTATCGCTCTGAATACCTTACTATTCTTTCTTGCATTATCAAATTTAGTTTGCATTTTATTGATTCCACTTGTAACTTTATCTGCCATAGCAGGTGATAATAAAGAACCTGGACTATCATTCTCATATACTACATGATCCTCTAGTTCCTTAGGTATAAACTCAGATACTTTTGCCTTATACTCTCTACGCTGAAGCAGTCTCCTACCTCTTGCCCCTGCATCCATCGCTTTCTTAGGCTCTTTCTTCTCTACTTTTTTACGGGTGCCTTCGCAGCCTCCGTCTTGAGTTCAGGGTTGATTTCAATCTTATTCTTTACACCTGTCTCCTGTACCTCTAACTTTTTTCCTTTGAGTGCCTCCTCAACATTGCCAAAATCAGTTTTCCAATCATAATGTGCCTTATCTAAACCAACACCTGCCTTGTATAGTGGGTCACCTGTTAGTTTATTCTTCATACCTTTCTTGAAGTTCTGATATGCAGGTGTGTTTCCTGTCTTATCAGCAACGTTCACTGTATATGGTGCACCCTCATCTACCTGTGCCTCTTCATTTTTAGGTACACAGTTTGGTACAACCTTTCCACCTTTCATCTTTGTGCCTTGTTGTTTATGCGTCTTCCAACACTCACCAACAATGTCACCAAAAGACTTCATAGGCATTTGATAGTAATCAAACTCCTCTTTCTTACTACTGTTGCCCCAGTTCTTAGCACCTGCCTTACGACACTTGACTAAAGCACCTGATGCATATGCACTAGGCCACACACTGTAACGTGACTTTACCTTATGGTAACATGCATCCTTTGTACCACTACCACTTCCTTTCTTATCTGATTCTAATACAACTTCCTCTTTGTTTATGTTCTTAATTTTCTTTTCAATCTTCTTTACGTTGCCAACTTGTATATTTTTTATCGCCTTATTGAGATTCATTTTATTATTTGACCCAAACTTTTTATCCACCATCTCTTCGACAGAGCTAGGAGTGCCATCACCATGAGGTATGGTATTACCATCAGCATCTTTCTGATGATGCTCAGCTACTTTTTTTTTATCCTCTACTTTCTTACCCATCGCTTTCTTGATGGCTTTATCTCTTGATCCAAAGTACTCGTCCTTACCAGACTCTACCTTACCATCACCATCATAGTCCTTCTTTGCCATTTTCTCTTGCAAATAAGGGGATCTTAATTCTTCAAAAGATTTTGCCCAAGGGTTACTCATGTCTTTTCTTGATCTTATCGTATATTATTTATCAAAAATCTACAGGCAACATAAAATGTGACTCTTTTGCTTCCGATACCCAACATCTAAACATAGACTGACTTTCATCTAAACATATCAAATGATTCGCACCTCTACGTATTACTTTACCCTCTCTTCCTTTAGATTCTATCATAGATCCGACCTTAAATATGTCACCAGAGATGTATTGTTCTCTGATTGTCCTCTCCTCTGCAGGTATGACATTTAGCATGACAAAATTGTATAGTTCACCGTTCTGTTCGTATGCTAATTTTGATATTGCTTCTGCTCTAGATTTTCTCACCACAATATTCAATGCATCAAATCCGTTTTCATATAATGACTGTAAGACATCGTATATTGTCTCTGCTGCCTGATCATCTACGATTGACTCACTGATTTGAGGATATTTTTCTTTCAACTCATCAATATCTGAGTCTCTGCTTGGGAAAATATAAAAGAATCTATTCTTTGACAACTCTTCTACTGTGCTGATTAGATTGTTTGATATTTCCTCGTCATCAAATTTGTCAAATGCAATCGTTAGAGGTCCATTATCTTTTGCTTGACCAACTAATGATCTCTCCCCACCTTGTTGCTGTGCAGATGCACCACTTGATGTCTCTGGTTTAGGTGGTTGTAATCCTAAGTTCTTTACTATATCTTTTGCAAAAGTACTACGTCCTCTCTCTACTGTACCAGTTCTATCTTGTTTCTCATCATCTTGGGCAGCACCACCGCCACCAAACATCTTCAATTCACCACCAACAGTCTTTGCTTTTAGTTTACCAGTGCGATCATACCAATCTCCGTGACCGTCTCCTACCAATCCCAACCGCTTTGCTTCTTGCGATGCTTTGGTAGTCCTTGCTTCTGTTATGAATGTTAGGAACTGCTTCACTTATTTTTTGATAAATTTGTTTTTCGTTTTCGTATATAAAAACCAGACCTGCTGTTCTCATATGAATATATTTATCATCTGTTTCAATGAACGATGCAAAGAACCTTCTAAAGTCTTCCATCTCTCGCTTTTGTATTTGTTTTCTTTTAGGTGAGATAGTATACATTTCTATCACAACATCTATAAAATCATCCATTTCTTTTTCTATACTGACTTAGTGCGTACGTAGTGTTCCTACACATCATAGCATCATCACGCAACTCATTAGCAAATGCTTGATCATTTAAGTTGACAGGTGATGGTATAACATTCCCTGTGATTTTCATTGCTACAGAAAAACCAAAAGATCCACCCATTTTAGGTCTAAATCTTATTCCCATCTCACTCACACTGCTTGCAAACCTTCGTACACCATAGACACCTGATAATCCCATTGGATCTTTGTTGAAATAGTATAACCCATGACTTGATATGTTAATATAATTACACTGTTTAGCAGTATAATAGTTTGCACACGCTGCTGCTATACCGTTTATAGGCATGACTACCTCAGGAAACTTCGCTATGTCATGTTCCTTCGCTTCTCTTGGTAGAGTGTTAGGTGTGCCTGATTTATATCGAAATCTTTTAGGTTCACCTCTCCACTTAGTGTTTATCGCTTGCATAACATTTGCTGCTGTCAATAACTTTCTATTCTCTACATTCTCTGTGGTCATTTTACCAGTCAATATCCACCTTTTTTGTGAGTATTGGTATGACAATGCACTAGAACCATAGTCATCCTCAGGACTCAACTTCAATTCAATTCCTTGCACCTTCCCTATGTCTTCACCACCACCTAAGCTAGCAATATTTGCTATTCTTTTTACTGCTTTGTTTACCATGTAGTTTTTTATGAATAGTTTCAAATCTATACCATGACCACCCATCTTAGGGGGTGTAAACCCTGCAGGTACCATTCCTTTATCTCTATACAACGAATACAAATATTGTTCATACAATACACCAGTGTTTCGCACCTCTGGTTTAGGCATCTCTTCATCATAATATTGAGTAAGAGTCTCTTCCATTTATTTTCATTACCTTGTCCTCGTATTTATTTACCTATCGTCAGTTTTCCTATTCTCAGAGTAAAATTCAGAGAAGTGTCCCTCAGGATATCTCTTCTCTAGTTTTTTGATGTTAGTATCAAGCACCTCATCCATATCAATTTCTAATGCCATGCATGCTTGTGCAACATACCACATGACATCACCTAATTCTATCTTTAGATGCTCTAGATTGTCTTTATCTGCAGGTTTGCCTTGAAATATCATCTTCTTGACGATCTCCATGAACTCACCACCCTCTGCACTGATACCAACAGCAGCAGTAAGTAGTCTCTGTATCGCTACATCACCACCTAATTCCTGTAATCTGTATATAAATGCATCAGATTCCTTTGATGGTTGACTTGTAACTGAGTTTACAAACCGTGTGTAATTATTAAAATTTGAAGTCATCGAACTTTGCTTTAGATTCCTCTGATTTAGTATACTCTACTGTCTCAGCAGTGTCAAGGATGTCAGTTTGTGCTGACTGTTCACAATCATACAATCTCATTTTTGCACGATCAATACCCACAACAAATCTCTTGTTCATGGTCGGATCATTGTACCTATTCTTGAGTTGTTTGACCATTATTTGATCAAGTTCTTCCATATCTTCGGTGCTGACCAGAGCGAACATAAGATCAGCAGTAGCTGGAAGACCAAAGCTTTCTGAAGTGTCAGTAAGATTAGGGTCGCTACTAGCAAAGCCAGACCTTGTAGTTTGCGTTGCCGAGACGATTGGTAATGCTGCTTCAACAGCAAGTCCTCTAAGTTCTTCAGCGATTGCTTTGACATATGAATAAGAATTGACGTTTACTGCACTCCTATACCTTGATGAAGCACAGATGTTTAGGTAATCTATGAATATTATATCTGGTACGAAGGATTTTTTCAACTTCAACTCTTGCAATAGTGCTTTGAAGTGACCACAATGTGCTGATGCAGTAGGATACTCCTTGATAATCAGTTTACCTGTTGTTTTTGCAGCAAGTTTATCAATCTTCTTATGAAATGTAGTCTGTGGTAATTCTGCTATGTCCTTGATGTTAGTGTTCAATAAATTTGCATCTATCCTCTCTGCAATCTTCTCTTCTGCCATCTCAAGAGTAATGTATAGGACATTTTTACCCTGTGTAAGACAAGAACTAGCAACGTGACACATGAATAGAGACTTACCAACACCAGTACCAGCGAGAGCGATATTGAGAGTCTTATCAGATAACCCACCTGACGTAATCTTGTTGAAATATTCAAGGTCAAAGGGTGTTTTGTTTTCAATTTTGTGGTAGTAAGCATAACGATCCTCCGCATCGTCTATGTAATCATGACCAACATGTTGATCGAATCCAACTGCTAGTGCATCAGATAATATACTAGGAATTGCATCCCTATTCTTCTTCTCATCTTGTCCATCAGCAATCTTGATGCTCTCCATCAGAGCATTGTATATCGCTCTCTCTTTACACCATGCTTCAGTGGTATCATAGACCCACTCTTTCTTATATTCATTCCCTCCTAGTGCATTGATGAGTTGTTCTGTTGATTGAAACTCATCCTGTGTAAGATCTGTTCTCTTACCCACCTCAATTTGTAACACCTCTTTGGTAGGTAGACTGTCATATGCTTTGAGAAATGTTTCTATCTCTTCAAAGACAACTTTGTCTGATCTTTCCTCAAAATAATCCTTCTCTATGAATGGAATTACTTTTCTTGTGTATTCTTCATCATGAATTAGATTGTTGAGTATCGTTAGAGGTACTCTTTCACTCACCATAACTAAACTCTTTCTTAGATACCTCGTCTAGTGCTTGCATAATCTCATTATCAAAGTATTTCTCTGGGTTAGAGTATACTTCTTTAGCATACACCTTCTTGCCTTTGATTTCATATCGATTACCAACTTTCTTGATAACATCATGTTTCTCTGCAAGATCTAGTAGACCATAGTACTTGTCAAGACCACGTTCATCATAGAATAGTCGTATTTTTACTTCTTTATTCTCTTTACTCAACCTCGATTTGATAGTCTTTGCCTTGATAATGTTTCCAACGACTTCCGTTCCATCCTTCTCTTTTGCTTTGCTGAGATAAATGATTGTACTCGCTGCATACTTGAGTCCCGAACCCCCTCCCATCTCTTTAGTTGGTATGTAAGCTCCGATGACATCGTACGTATGGTTTGTGACAATAAGTGGGACATTTGCTTGACCTAATTTGAGTGTTAGCATTCTAAATGCACCTTTGGGATTTTGTCATGTCTCTAACATTCTTGTCGTCTAGTGCATCACGTATTTCTTTCTCTGTAGAAAGCATACCTAGTGAGTCTAATACAAACAGACAAGGTGTGCGTTCTTCTATTGGTTTATCTAGATATATGTCTAACGCTTTGAGTGCCTTGTTACGGAACTCCTCTACAGTGACAACCTCAATATGTCCAACCCTTTTTGTGTCTATGTTCCTAGACTCAAGTAGTTCTTTATTGACAGCACTCTCAGTATCGAAATACAGAACATAACCATTAGGGTTATTGTCCAAAAAATTCTTGACAACTGCGAGGGAGAAGAAAGTTTTACCAGTTGACGTTTCACCAGCAATAGCAGTAATGCGACTACTAGAAACACCGCCAAGAATAGACCCACTAACGAGTCCATTAAAAACATATGATCCAGTGTCGATATACGTCTCAGTATTTTCTTTATCGGATGCAATTTTTGCATAGTCCGAACCTATCTCCTTTACTATCTCGTTCAATAAATCCATAATTAAATACCTAATAATTTGCGTTGGCGTTCAAAGTAACCATGTAGTATCCAAGAACTACTGTTCATCTTGTCAGTGCCACCAATACCCCATTCAAATACCACTCTAGGGTTATTTTGAAATTTGTCAAGTTCTGGTGTGTTACCTTTGATGCGATCACCACCATTACAGAAGATAACCTGCTCTGCGATGTCAAGACACTTGTCTATTGCACCACAGGCAGAGTCATCATCATCATCCCATGATATCACAGCGTCAACCATGTCTAAATGACGTACAATATCTGCACGTTCTGTCCAAGATTGAAAGTATTGACCTTTCTTTCTTGTCAACCACGGATCACCATTCAATCCTACCACAAGGTAGTTTGATAGGTCTTTTGCCCTTGCAAAATATTGTATGTGACCACTGTGTATTGGGTCAAATCCACCTGTCACCAGACTAATCTTATCAAAAAACATTACTTCTTAAAGTATTTGTTTATCACGTCTATCTGATCTTGATACTTAGCAATAATATTCAATTCAGTTTCTATTGCCTCTGTGATATCGGAATGTTCTCCAATACCTGCAGGGTTAGTAAGATAGACTTCTACATTTGCCACATGTTTTTGGATATCTCCTTGTGCATGTGCTATGAGTGCTCTAATTAGTTGTTCTCTCATTAGATAACCATCCCGTATTGTTCTCTAAGTATTTTTTTGTAAGGTCCGTTAGGATTTTCTGCCCTAACTTCCTTCACAAGTTTCAGTTTTTGATACAATGAAGAAGATCCTCCCAAAGTCAAAGCGTTGACAATGACAGTAAGTTCTTTATCGTCGATAGGTAATTCCATTTAGTAGTAGTGTCGTGTACATTATAGCATCAAACAAAGAAAGAGTCTAGGGTTGCAATCTTTTCGACTGACCAACCAATAGCATCCAGTATCGCCTTTAGTGGTTCGATAAATGACTTATCAAACTGTAAATCGTAATCAATATAAGGTGCTAGACCTAGTTCTACAGGGAAATCGTTGATGAATGATATAACATTCTCTCGTATCGGGTTCGGAGTTTTTAGATAACAGAATCTAATTTTCTCACCGTTGTTGATTACATTATATTTACCCAACAAATTTCTCTGCTTCAGATAATGATTGAATAAAAGTGCTCCTCTGACATGTATTGGTGTTCCTTTCTGGTAGATAGTCAAGTGACTCCTATACTTTGCAACATTGTTACAAGTTCTGGGAAAAGCAATATCTGCAGGGTTCATATTACGAAATTCCGTTCTCATCTTTTTAATATATTGCTGAACATTCTCTTCTGATTCATTCATAATGATGCTGATAGCATCTTTGATCATCTTACGACATGGTGCAGGGGTAGATGACTTGACTGCTTCGATACCCATCATCTTTAGTTTGGGTTCAGCAAATCTAACTCCCTCTATATCCCATGCATTGAGCATATATCTCTTCTTTGCTGTCCATATACCACGTTCAGCAATGGTCTCTCTCTTCATGAACATTTTTTGTTCGTAAGCATTTACGTACGTGGCCAACGCTTCGTAAGAACTAGAAATATAACCTTCAAGTTCCATCTGACAGACCTTATCAATGAACGTGACGATGCTTTCAGCAGTCTTTTCTCGCCCTTCGTATACCCTACTGACCAAATCACCCATGTGCAGGTAAATAGAATCAGTATCACTGGCAATAACATAGTCTTTTTCCTCCGTTTTTAGTACTTTGTTCATGTATTGATTGATTTTACGCTCGATCCACCGAATGCTGAACTGACCTCCGAGAGTAATCGCTTCAGCATTCGCAAGCATATAATAACGAAAATAATTGTTCCCGATAGCACCATAGGCACTATTAAGTTGAATCTTTTTCGCCATTTGGATGTTGTTACACCTTGCGATTTCCTTTTCGAGACGCTTTGTAGGGGTCTTTTCATACTCCTTCTTCGCCTCAAGCATTTTTTTCTTGAAGATAACACGTTCATTGTAAATTTTCTCCATCAATTTGGGTAGAAATCCACGTTTCTTTGTGGTAAACATGGCACCGTTAGGACACACGGTGACATCTTTGAGACCTGATAGATCTACCTCCTCATTCAACAGTTTATCAACAGAAACTGAAGGAAACCGTTCATCAAGAACAGTCTCAGGAGATATATTATACTGCATTATAAGATGAGGGTACAGTGAGTTGAGGTCAAACGACACTACCCAGTCATACATGCCAGGTATGGGTTCTTTTACATAAGCACCTGCATACTTTTCTACCTTATCATGCTCTTTTTTTGGTGGTATGACTATGCCTTTCTTCTTCAAGTCATTGTATATTATCATGTCCCACATGCGAACCTGATAGAACACATCAGTGAAGTTTACCTTTGCGTCAAATGCCATGGTAATGGCAAGTTCTATAAGTTTCATCTTCTCTTCCAAACCGTCAACAATTCTAACGTCTTGAATGTTGTAATCTACAAATTTATTCCATGCTTTTGTATAAAATTCTTTGAATGTATCATGTTCAGAGTGATCTAGTTTCTTCTGTCCTAGTTCTACCTCACCAATGTAGTCTAGTCTGTATGATTCTTGTGCCTTGTAGGTGAATTTTTTGTACAAATCCATGTAATCTAGGACAGTTACACCTCCGATGTCATACATGAGGTGTGGGCGACCTGCCATGTATATTTCTTCGTGGGTGACCAATCCCCATGGCGATAGTTTCTTACATGCTTTGTCACCAAGCACCCTTGTAATTCTTTTTGCAAGGTATGGTATGTCATATAACTGGCAGTTCCACCCTGTCACAACCTCTGGTGGTGTATGTGACCAGTAATTTATGAAGTGTGTGAGCATATCATACTCATCATTACACTCCACATACTTGACCATCTTGTCTTGTGTTCTGTAAGGACCTACACCAAAGGTCAATATACGTTTAGTATTGTAATCTTGTAGAGATATGAGTAGCATCTCTTCATCACATTTCTCTACAGTAGGGAATCCACCTTCAGACTTGACCTCAATGTCAATGGTCACAAGATTCATTTTCTTGAGGTCAAATTTTATTTCATCCTCAGGATATCTGTCAGAGATATACTGATATATGTACCTATTGTTTCCATATATCTCAAAATTTTCTACGTTATCATGACTTCTAATAAACTCTCTGGTCTCTCTGACCGTACCAGGTTGTATACTCTGCACATACTTGCCATCTAAAGTCTTATATTTTGTTTTTTTCTTGGCAGG